TCTATGAACTGCGCGGCCTTGGCCTCTATCTGTCCGACGGCACGCTGTTCGCGGTCTACAGCCAGAATGACCCGCTGTTTCGCAAGGTGTCGATCTCCTTCTTCCTGCTGGCACTCGATGTCGCTTTCGAAAATGCGGTGGCGGGCGAGATCATGTTCGGCGACACCAGCTTCCTGCTGCCGCCGGCCAGCGAGACTGTGCAGGGCGTCGCTGCGCTTGCCACCCAGGCGCAAGCGCTCGCCGGCGCCGATCCTCAACGCATCATCACGCCGGCGACGCTCAAAGCCGTGATCGATGCCTTCGGCCTTCAGGTCGATGCCGACCTTGAGGCTCTGGCGAACGGCTTTGACGCGCTGCTCATGGCGCTTACCGCGCGCACCATCACCGGCGCGGGCCTGGTCAGCGGCGGCGGCGACCTGTCGGCGAGCCGCGTGCTGGGTGTCGATGTTGCCAGTGCGGCCGAGACGGCGGCCGGGCTGATCGCCAGCAAGGCGGTGACCCCGTCCGGCCTGCTCGGCGGCCTCACGGAACTCGGCGGATGGGACGCTGGCATTCCGCTGTTCCGCATCCCCGGCACCCCGGTCATCGTCATGGCGGGCACGCTGCGCACGCTGGTGACCACCGAACTGGTGGCGCCCATTCTTTTCCCCGTCGCCTTCCCCACTGCCTGCTTTTGGGCCGGCCCGATCACCTACATCTCGGCCGACAGCAATATCCGCGATCTGTTCGTGCAGATACGCGAGCGCACCCGCACGGGCTTCAACGCCTATTTTCAGGCGAGCGACGACAGCGACAACCGGGCCGACGGCTTCGACTGGATCGCATTTGGATATTGATATGGATATCTTCTTCTCCCCCGATGCATGCGCCTTCTTCACCCCTGTCCTGCATGGTGACGCGGTGCCGGCGGACGCCGTCGCCATCACCGCAGAAGCGCATCGCGTCCTGATCGACGGACAAAGCCAGGGCCGGACGATCATCGCCGATGACGATGGCCATCCCTGCCTGGCGCCCGTCGTGCAACCGACGCTGGCGAAGCTGCGCGCCCAGGCGATTGCGCGCACCAAGCGCGAGGCCGCGCGCCGGATCGAGGCGGTGGCGCCGCTCTGGCGACAAATGAACGATATCCGCGATCGCGACGCGGGCACCGCCACTAATGCCCAAGCACAGGCCGCCACCATCCGCTTTGCCGCGATCGACGCGATCCGCGCCGCCTCTAACGCGATCGAGGCGGATATCGCCACCGCGACCGCAAAGACGCTCAAGGCCATCGACCTGGCCGCCCATCCCCTCTGGCCGGTGGAGTGACCCATGCCCAAGATTCAGGATCTACCAGCGCTCGCCGCGCCCGATGCCAGCGAACAGATCGTCGTCGAACATGGCGGCCAGACCTATCGCGCCCAGGCGCTCGCCTATCTCGCCGCGATCGGCATCGCGCCGGCGCGCGATATTCTTCTCTCGCTGGCGCTGGGCGATCAGCAGCCCAACTGGTTTACCTCTGCCCAGGTCAATTTCGCTGACACCAGCGGCAACCTACCGGCCAGCGGCTCGCATGTGCTGCCCGTGCCCGATGTCTATAACAATATCCCCTGCTGGCGCCTGGACTGCCCGGCCAATGCGATCATGGACACTGTCTTCACCTTCACCGACCTCGCCAATCTCGATGTCGGCGATGTCATCAGTGCATCGATCCAGCCCCTCTACCTCACCCCCTCGCCCGCTGCCGGTACCGGCGGCGCAAGCAGCTGCACCTTCGACCTGATGCAGTTGCGCGCGGACCGGTCCAGCATCGCCGGCGGCACTACGACGGGCCAGCTGGGCACGCGCGACGGCCTGCTGGTCTCGCCGGTCAACAGCCTCAAAAATGTCGCCAAGGTCGCCGAAGCGGCGGTGCTGGATTTCCGGCTGATCATCCGCAACACCGGCGGCACCAATGCCCGCTCGCTCTATTTCACCCTGCCCTTCGTCGGGCGCGGCGGCATGTCCACCTTTCGCATGCCGCGCAAGGATCCGACGCTCTATCTGGCCGGCACATCGGGCAACGACAAGAATAATGGCGCGCTGACCGCGCCGCTGCGCAGCTTCGGCGCAGCCTATAAGGCGATCGGTGAGAAGGGTACGATCATCATCACCGAAAGCGGCGACTATCGCGTACCCGCTGCGCTTACGACCGCGAATAAGACGGGCGTGAAGATCGGCGTGGCGCCGGGCATCAAGGCGCGCGTCTTGGGCGGCGTGCGCCTGGACGAGCTTGGCCCTATCACCAAGACGCCGGGCTTTGCCAAAGTCTATCAGGTGTCGCATGCCCTACTGCATTCGCAGGTCATTCTCGGCCCACCCTATCCCTCGATCGTGGGGCACCTCAACGGCGTCAACATCATCTGGCAGGATGGCGTGGTCGACCTGCGCACGGCGATCAGCGACGAAGAGCGCCACCCGCTCCATCGCGGCCGCAGCTATCGCCTCGATCACACCCGCATCATGGGGCAAACCGCGATCAACACCAGGACGGTCAGCCTGGCCCAGATCGATGCGCTGGACTATCCAGCCTTCTATGCGGACGAGAGCGGCGCGCTGCCGACCAGCGCCGGTGTCCCCACCCTCTATTTCACCTGTTCCGATGGCGGCGATGGGCGCCTGGCCAGCATCTATATCCCGGCGCAGTACAACCTCTTCAACGCTGGCGACGGCACGCAGGAATTTGACCTGAGCGGGCTGGATATCCTCTACTTCACCCGCAACATCCAGGCGCGCAACTGGCGCTCGGCGCGCCTCACCGACCTCTATCTGTGCGGCTCGCGGCAGGAAAATATCCAATGGTCAGACACTCGCTATACCGAACTGCGCGACTGCATTGCGCTGGGCAGCGGACTCGATGCGATCGGCGCGCATCGCTATTCGGCCGATGATCGCCAGGTCCGGCACAAGATGAGCGGCATGTGGTGCGCCTATTCGCTCGACGACACCGAATCCGTCCATGAAGGCTGCGGCGGCGAGACGGAGAATTTCCTCTACGAATATGCCGGCGACCGCGGTGTGGCGACGGCCTATGGCGGCCGCACGGTTCACCGGGATGGGCTGATCCGCAAGTCGGGTCAGTGGGATTTGACCACAGGTGAAGGCTTCTGCGCGATCGAAGATCCAGCAGGTGGAAACCCACCGGCGGATCGGGGCGCCGCGACGGAAGCGATCGGCTACAACATCATCGTTGAAGGCGCGCGGCGCAGCTTTGGGGTACTGGGCGCCGCTGATAGCCGCAACCGCCTGACCCTCTACAATTGCGCCTCGATAGATCCGGTCGATGAAGGCGCGACGCCAACTGATCCGGCGCGACCTTGTTGTCACCTTTGGGTACGGGGTGGCACGTTGTCCGTGCCCTACGGCGATCTCAGGTTCCGTGGTAGCGCACCGAAAAAAGTCAAAGTGAGCGGCACCATCGATATTGCAGCCCCATTGGGTGTGGTCGACCAGTAGGAAGCCGGTTCGCGCTTCCCGCTCAACTTTTTCACTGTCGACTAAGCGGCTCTTCCGATATCGGATCAACCAGCAGGTCGATCCTTTCAGCGATCAATCGCCACACCTTAGCCCCCGCCTCATCCCCTTCAGCCGTCAGCTCAGAAATGCGCGTTCGTGCATGCTTTAGGGCGTTGCATCCCTGCTTACTGATAACCATGCGAGCCGAAGCCCATAGCGTCCATTCGTTGACGCTATACGCCATCAAGGGCCCGGGTGGGACATCTCCTGCCATATTCGCTCCGTATTGCCAGGAACCTGAATGCTGCCACCTCCTTCAAGGAATATGGTGGAACCATGATCAGCGGGAGAAATCGCTACGACCGCATCTCTATCAATATAAGCAAGGCCGACCGGAAATGCTTCGACCGCTATCCAATTCCTCTTGCGCTCCCACGGTGCAGGCAGGTCATCCGATATCATCATTATATTCAGGCCCTTTTGCATACCGCTTGCGCCAGGCGTCGAAGTGCGAATTTAATCTGCCTCAGGTGACCTCGAGATGAACCTGGAGAACATTCATCCTAGGCCCGAAAGGCTGTTTCGGTTGCTCCCCGAACCGTGCCTTCCACGTTTTTCATAATAAACTGATCCCCTGGGTCGATCCCGACGCCCCAGTGCGAATGCTGGTCAAGAGCGCCGGGATCACTGGACTAGCCGTCATATTGACAGACCCAGCGATCCGTCCGCCGTCGCGGACGGATCGCCTTTTCGCTTATCAGATTCGCAGGGTAGGCCAACCCTTTTGAGACAGCATATGGTAAGGCAGCCTCTCCATATGCCGGCTGGCGCGCTCTTTTCTACTCCGCGTCATGGTCGCCGCCATGGCGCGTTATTTTGATCCCGAAGCTGCAGCCGGCGAAGTGCTTCGCCTCGGCACGATCGCATCTGTCGATCTAGCCAATGCCACCTGCACGGCGCAAAGCGGCGACATCGTCACCGGCGACATCCCGTGGATCGCTCAGCGCGCCGGCAATGTCCGCACCTGGTCGCCACCTAGCGTCGGCGAACAATGCCTGATCCTCGCGCCGGAAGGCGATCTGGCGGCTGCAATGGCGATCGTGGGCCTCTATTCCGACGCCTGCCCTGCCCCCTCGGCTGATTCCAATGTCAGCCTGATCGAATATCCTGACGGTGCGATCATCGCCTATGATCACGCGGCCCATGCGCTGACCGCCACCCTGCCAGCCAGCGGAACCGTCGCGATCGACGCATCGGGCGGCGTCACGATCACCGGCGACACCGTCATCAAAGGCAATGCGACGATCGACGGCGATCTGCATGTTACCGGCACCGTCACGGCGGACACCGATGTCCTGGGCGGCGGGATCAGCCTCAAATCGCACAAGCATGGCCAGGTGCAGGCCGGCGGTGCCCAGTCCGGGGCGCCCGTTTGATGGTGGGCATGGATCGAACCACCGGCGCCAGGCTCGACGGCATCGAGCATATCGCCCAGTCCATGGCCGATATCATCGGCACGCCCATAGGATCGCTGGTCGGCCGCCGTGAATATGGATCGCTGGTCCCCGACCTTGTCGACCAGCCCATGACCGGCGCCAACATCCTGCGCATCTTCGCCGCGTCCGCCCTCGCCCTGTCGCGCTGGGAAGATCGCATTCGCCTGCGCCGGCTGCAGTTGGTGCCCGGCGACCGGCCCGGCTCTGCGTCGCTGTCGGTCGAGGCCGAACGCAAGGGCGACATCGCCACCGCCAGCCTCTCCCGCATCCTACTGCCCCTCATCCGCTGAAGAAAGGTCCATCATGGCCACCACTGCATTCAAGCATGGCATCACTGTCACCGAAGTATCGACCGGTGCCCGCACCCTGACGGCGGTCAGCACCGCCATCATCGGCCTGGTCGGCACCGCACCCGACGCCGATCCCGCCGCCTACCCGATCAACAAGCCGATCCTGATCAGCGACATCGAAGCGGCGATCGGCGACATCGGCGCGGAAGGCACGCTGGCCCGCTCGCTGCGCGCCATCGCCGACATCACCCGGCCCATCATCGTCCTGATCCGCGTCGAGGAAGGAGAGGATGCGGCCGAAACCGCCAGCAATGTCATCGGCACCGTGACGGCCGATGGCGGCCGTACCGGCATGCAGGCGCTGCTGTCGGCATCGGCCGACGTCGGCGTGATCCCGCGCATCCTGGGCACGCCGGGGCTGGAGACACAGGCGGTGACCACCGCGCTGGCCGTGGTGGCCAAGAAGCTGCGCGCCTTTGCCTATGCGCGCGCGATTGGCGCGACGGTCGCGGCCGCCACCCTCTACCGCGCCAATTTCAGCCAGCGCGAACTTATGCTGCTGATGCCCGACTTCATCGCCTGGGACACCGACGCCAGCGCCAATGTCACCAGCTTCGCGGCGGCGCATGCCATGGGCCTGCGCGCCTATATCGACGAACAGACCGGGCCGCAGAAGACCCTGTCCAACGTGGCAGTCGATGGCGTGGTCGGCCTGTCACAGCCGATGCACTGGGATATCGAGGATCAGGACACCGATGCCGGCCTGCTCAATGCCTCCCAAATCACAGCGCTGATCCGCAAGAGCAGCGGTTTCTATTTCTGGGGCAACCGCACCTGTTCGGACGATCCCCAGTTCGTCTTCGAGAGCGGCGTGCGTGTGGCCCAGCTGCTGGCCGACACGGTCGCCAAGGGCATGGACTGGGCGATGGACAAGCCGCTGACGCCCAGCCTGGCCAAGGACATCATTGAAACCATCAACGGCCTGGGCCGCAACCTCAAGGCCGCCGGCGTCGTGCTGGGCTTTGAGGCTTGGTATGACGAAACGGCCAACCCGGTGGATAGCCTCAAGGCCGGCAAGCTGGTGATCCGCTACAAATACACCGTCCCGCCGCCGCTCGAGGATCTCGGCTTCCAGCAGGAAATCACGGACGAATATTTCGCCGACTTCGCCGCCCAGCTGACTGAGGTCGGCTGACGCCCGCGCGCGCCTTTCTCTCCCTCTCGATCAAAGGAATATCGCCATGGGCATGGCCCGTACCCTCAAGGACATGATGCTCTTCAACGAAGGCCTCGCCTATATTGGCGAGTGCAAGACCGTCACCCTGCCCACCCTGACCCGCAAGACGGAAGAATGGCGCGGCGGCGGTATGGGCGGCGTCGCGGAAATGGACATGGGGCTGGAGGCGCTGGAGATGAGCTCCACCTTTGGCGGCCCGATGCGCGACATCCTGCGCCAGTTCGGCATCACCACCGTCAACGGCGTCTATCTGCGCTTTGCCGGCGCCTATCAGCAGGACGATAGCGGCGCCGTCGACAGCGTCGAGGTGATCGTGCGCGGCCGCCACAAGGAAATCGAATTCGGCGATCAGGAAGTCGGCGAGGCCGGGGAATTCTCCGTCACCTCGGGCCTGGTCTATTACAAGCTGGTCTGGAACGGCCGCACCGAAATCGAAATCGACGTCCTGGCCGGCATCGAGATTGTCGATGGCGTCGATCGCCGCGCCGCCATCCGCAACGCCATCGGCATCTTCTGATCCCCCGGCCCGGTCGTGCGCCGGGCCGCCCTTCCCCTCGCACATAGGTTATCGCCATGAACGACAATGCCACCGGCCCCATCTTCCGTACCGTCACGCTCGACACACCCATCATCAAGGGCGACACCACCATCGACACGCTGCAGCTGCGCAAGCCCCGCTCGGGCGAACTGCGCGGCCTTACCCTGGTCGATCTGGGCCAGCTCAAGGTCGATGCCCTGATCAAGATCGTGCCGCGCATCGCCATGCCCACCATCACCGAAGTCGATGTGGCCAATCTCGACACCGCCGACCTGCTCGCCATCGGCACGGAAATCGGCGGTTTTTTGCTGCAGAAGTCGCATCGTGCGGATGCCCTCGCTCAGTAGATGACGCGATGGCGGACGTGGCGATCATCTTCCATTGGTCGCCCGACGTCATGGACCCGATGACGCTGCCCGAACTGATGGGCTGGCGCGAACAGGCTGCCAAGCGGGCCAAGCCGCCCGGAACCGGGAAAAAGAAGAATGGCCGACCGTAACCTGCGCATGCAGCTGATCCTTGAGGGGCTGGACCGCGTCACCGCGCCCCTCAAGTCCATCACCAATGCGTCGTCCAATGCACGCCGCGACCTGGCCGAAACGCAAAAGCAGCTGAAGGCGCTCGACGCCCTGCAAAAACAGGTCGGTGGCTACAAGGCGGCCGAAGGACGCTTTGCGGCCGATCATCAGCAGCTGCAGCAGACACAGGCACGCGTCGCGCAGCTGCGCCACGAACTGGAGGTGACGGAGGCCCCGACCAAGAAGCTGCGCACCGAATTTGAAAAGGCGCAGCGCCAGGCGAGCATGCTGACCGACCGGGTCGATGCGGGTGGCAAGGAGTTGCAGCAGCTGCAACGCCAGCTGGAGGCGGCCGGCATCGACGTCGCCGACCTTGCCGCCCATGAGGATCGGCTGTCGAGCCGGGTCTATGACGCGAACAAGGCTCTCAAGCAGCAGATCGGGACCGTCGAAAAGCTGAACCGGGCCAACAGCAACACGCAAAAGCTGAACGACATCAGCGCCAAGGCGACCGGGGCAGGCCTGGGCATGATCGCCGCCGGCACCGCCGCTGGCGTGCCCGTGGTCGCTGCGACCAAGCAGGCGATGACGCTGGAAAGCGCCATGGCGGATGTGTCCAAGGTCACCAACATGACCAAGCCGCAGATCGAGCAAATGTCGCGAGACTTCCTCGATCTGAGCGAGACGATCCCGGTGCCGGCGGAAGGCATGGCCCAAATCGCGGCGGCGGCCGGCGCCGCCGGTGTCGGCATGGACAAGATGGGCCGGCCCATGGCCGACCAGCGCCAGCAGCTTGAAGAATTCACGGCCGACGCGGCGAAGATGGGCGTGGCGTTCGACATGACCGCCGATGTCGCCGGCGAGACCATGGCCAAATGGCGCACCGCCTTCGAACTGCCCCAGGACGGGGTTCGCGCGCTGGGCGACCGCGTCAATGCGCTGACCAACACCTTCGGCGGCAAGGCGGCGAACGTCACCGACATCATCACCCGCATCGGCCCGCTGGGTAAGGTCGCTGGCCTCGCCGCGCCGGAAATTGCGGCGCTTGGCTCCACGCTCGATTCGATCGGTGTGCCCAGCGAGGTCGCCGCCACCGGCATCAAGAACACGATGCTGGCCCTGACCAAGGGCGAGGCGGCGACGAAAAGCCAGCAGGGCGCGTTCAAGGCGCTGGGCCTGTCGGCCACCGACGTTGCCAAGCGCATGCAGACCGATGCCGCCGGCGCGATCGTCGATGTCATGTCCCGCATCGGCAAGCTGGACGCCGATCAGCAGTCGGGCCTCCTGACCCAGCTTTTCGGCTCGGAAAGCGTTGCCGCCATCGCGCCCATGCTGACCAATCTCGACGGCCTGAAAAACCGCCTGGCGCTGGTCGGCGACGAAAGCCGCTATGCCGGATCGATGCAGGCGGAATTCCTCAACCGCATCGGCACGACAGAGGGCGCGACCGGCCTCGCCACCAACGCCCTGTCGGGCCTCAACATCACCATGGGCAAGGCCTTGCTGCCGACCGTCGTCAAGTTGGCGAAGCTGGTGCAATGGGCCGCCAGCGGCCTGCGCCACTGGGCACAGGAACATCCCGGCATCACCAAGGCGCTGATGATCTTCATGGGCGTCGGGTCGGGCCTGCTGATCCTGCTTGGCGGTTTGGCCCTCGGCTTTGCCGCCCTGACCGCTGCCGCTGCGCCACTCGGCATTGCCCTTGGCCCGCTGCTGCTGATCGTGGCGGCCATCGCCGCGCTCGCCGCCCTGGTCTACGTCGTCTATGCAAATTGGGGCGCGATGGTTGGCTGGCTCGCCGGCCTGTGGGATACGATCCGCAGCAACACCGTCGCCGCGATCGGCGCGTTAGTGGACGCCTTTCTGAACTTCACGCCACTTGGCCTGATGATCCGGGCCTTCCTGCCGGTTCTCTCCTATCTGCGCTCGCTCGATTTCGCGGCGATCGGCCGCCATCTGATCGACGGCCTGGTCAACGGCATGCAGGCAGCCTTCCCGAACCTGACGGCGATCGTGGGCAGAATCGGCAAAATGCTGCCGGATGGGCTGCGCAAGCTGCTCGGCATTCACTCCCCGTCGCGCGTGTTCGCCGAAATCGGCGGCCATGTGATGAGCGGCCTCGATCAGGGCCTGGCCAACAACACGTCCGCGCCGATCGGTCGAATGTCCGACCTGTCGGGCCAGATGACCCGTGCCCTGGCCATTGGCGCGGGTAGCGCGGCGATTGCCGTCGGTGCGCCGGCGGCGGCCCAGGCGAGCGGCGCTATGGCGGCGGCGCCGATCGCGGTGACCTACAGCATCAAGATCGATGTCGGCGCTGGCAACGCATCCGCCACCGACATCGCCGATGAAGTCCGCAAGGCGATCGAACAGATCGAGCGCGAACGGCGCGGTCGCGGCTTTGGCGACGAAGGGGACTATTGATGCTGATGGCCCTGGGCATGTTCATTTTCGACCTGCCAACCCTCGCCCATGACGAGCTGCAACGCCGTGCATCCTGGCGCCACGCGCGCAGCGCCCGCGTTGGCGCCCGCGACGCCACCCAGTTCGTCGGGCCGGGCGAAGAAACCATCAACCTGTCGGGCGCAGTCTATGCGGAAATCACCGATGGCCGCGTGTCGATCGACGATCTGCGCACCATGGCCGCATCGGGCGAGGCCTGGCCGCTGCTTGATGGCACCGGCACTGTGTTCGGCGATTTCGTGATCGAGGCGATCGACGAACGCCATGCCTATCTGATGACTGATGGCCGCGCCCAGCGCATCGACTTCGCCATCGACCTGCTGCGCGTGGCGGACGAGGACGCTGCGGCATGACGGATCGCATCGCCAATATCCCCGATTTCCGCGTCACGCTGGGCGACACCGATTTGACCGGCAAGCTGCGCCCGCGCCTGGTGTCGCTCACCCTGTCGGAAAAGCGCGGGGATGAGGCGGACCAGCTGGATATCGTGTTGGACGATAGCGATGGCGGTCTGGCCCTCCCATCGGAGGGTGCAACGCTGCGCCTTGCCCTGGGCTGGAAACAAGGCCGTGACGTAACGCCAGGCCTGATCGACAAGGGCACGTTCAAGGTGGACGATGTCAGTCATAGCGGCCCGCCCGATCAGGTCCGCATTCGCGCCCGCGCCGCCGACTTCACCAGCCACATCCGTAACCGCCGGGAACAGAGCTGGCAAAATACCACTTTGGGCGCGGTGTTAACGGAGGTTGCCGGGCGCAATGGCCTGAGGCCGCGCATAGCAGCCGATCTGGCGTCGATCGCGCTGCCGACCGTCAGTCAGAGCCGGCAGAGCGATATCGCGTTCCTGCGCCGCCTGGGGCGCGAAAATGACGCCGTTGCGACCATCAAGGACGGCAAGCTGATCTTCGCGCGCAAGGGCGCCGGCACCACCACCAGCGGCACCGCATTGCCCACCCTGACCATCCGTCGCAGTGCCGGCGACGGCCACAATTGGCAACGGCAAAAGCGCGATGGCCAGGCCGGCGTGACCGCCAGCTGGCACGATCGCAAGGCAGCGAAGCGCCAGACGGTCACAGTGGGCGAGAAGGACGGCTCCAAGCGGCTCCGCAAGACTTTTGCGGACGAAGCGTCAGCGCGTCGCGCGGCAACCGCTGAACAGGCGCGCTTGAAGCGCGCGCCGGCCACGCTGGACATCCGCCTGGCGCTCGGCCGCGCCGATATCTATGTCGACCTACGCGCCAGCGTGAGCGGTATCAAGGCGGGGATCGATGGCATCTGGCTAATCAACGAAGTGAGCCATAACCTCGACAATGGCAGCGGGTTCACGACAGCGCTCAAGATGGAAACGGCGACTTAGCGCCCATCCAAGCCGTTTGACCGGGATTTTTCTGTGGTTGCAAGCGGACATTCAAATGAAGGTCGGGCTGCCGCCTCCGCGATCGCCATTTGGTGATGTTTGGGATAACGATATGCCGATTTACGCGGAGGTCGGTACAACGCTAATGATGGTGGGTCGGCGACAGCAGCGGTTTTTTGAAATGGTACGGCTGCTCCGCACGATTGAAGCGGATCAGGATGATTTTGCTTCGGTCAAAGCCCTAAACCTCCTCGTCTTGAAGGAGATCATTCGCGCAGAGCGAAAGCAGGACGAGCATCGCCTTGCGCACAAGGAACTGTACCGGCAGTTGAAAACAGGTCGGGGATCGAAGGAAATCAGCAAGGCGCTCAGAATAAAGATCAAGCGCAAGGCGGGATTCATCGACCGATACGCCAAGCAGATTTACATCTGGAAATGCTGCGGGGACGCGCTCGCGTTCCTCTATCTCGACAAGTTCGCAATCAAGCATGCCTACTATGACACCGACCGCTTCGCCATAAAACGTGATGCCGGGATGATCCGTGGCAAAGAGGGGTTAGTTGGCGAGCTGAAGTGCCTATTCAGTGCCCTGGAGCATAAGGTGCCAGCAGTCCTTTCCGACATTACTAACACCATCCGCTATGGCGATGTGTGTTTGCTCGGTGCTTCCGATCCCGTGCCTATCGAGGTGAAAAGCAGCCCGAAGCAAAGCGGTCGAGGTAAGCGGCAGGCCGAGAAGATGGAGAAGCTGCGCAGCTTCTTGGAGACTGATCGTGCGGTCGGCTACAGGGGAGCGCCTGGCGAGACGAAGCGGCAAGTGGTCACCGTCCCTGAGCGCAACAATGTCGCAGCGCTGAATGAGTGCATCGCTGAAGCTAAAAGGACAGGGTTTGCGATTTCTCGGCCGGAACCAGGCATTGCTTACGCGGTAATTGCTGGCGGGCGGCCCGACTACTCAGCGATCTTTGAGACGCTCGCTCACGAGCGGAGCGTGTTCTGGACTCTGAACGGCGACAAGAACGACTTTGCGTGGGCGCCCTACACGCCTTTCATCCTCACAATTCGCGAGCCCCAGCACCTCTTAGATTTTATCGAGGGCAACATCTTTATCATCGTCGCGGCGAGCATGGACGAACTATGCAGGCAGATGGCCACGCCGGGTTGGCAAATTGATTTCGACCCAGGGAGCGACTATGCTCTTCATTGCGTTCACGACGCTGGCGGCGTAGTTGGCATCGCTCAGCAATTGGTCGCGCGTGTCGCGTACGAGTTCGTATCATTGTCTTGGATCGCGGACAGCCAGCGAGAGGGTTTGGAATCCTCCCGCGCGATGATGATGGACACTTACGGCCCGTTCCAGCAGGTCGATGTCGCACAGATACGAAATTATATGTTTGGCGAGCATCGTTGGCTTCGCAGCGATTCCGAGGTGCTGTTCGTACAGGATTCGCTAGGTCTAGGACAATAGCGCTGGTTCCAAGCTCACCCTAAGCGTACGATTTCGGTTTTAGAGAATTGTGAAGTCTACCCTTAGCCAATCACGGGAAGAGTCCACGAAGCGCTGTCGCCAGCGGTGAGCCGTCTAATTCACCCTTGAGCAAGCCGTAGATAACGGCGGCGAAAACTCCTCCTATTATCGTAATAGCCCATGACACTACACCTGGCCCCAGCTTTCCAAGCCAACTGGATTTTCGTTTGGTGGGAAACAACATGAAGTTTGGCACATACTGGCGATGGAAGTAGGCAATAAGGGATTGGACGACAAATGTGCTAGCCCCGAACGTTAATCGTTGCCAAAATGTTGGCAATCCCGGTAACGCAGCTAGCGCAGCAACAGTAATCATCACATTGACCGTCAATCCGAACTTTCGGAATTGTGTGGCAAGTTTCCGCTGAAATCCGAGCACATGCCGAGAAAGGGCTTCCGCCTTTCCTATCGCCCAGGCCTCTTGAACACTTTGAACTCTGATCGTGTTTTCGCCCCACGCGGTCAATTCGATCATTGCGTTTCGGTTAAGCCCATACATTTCTGGCTCTTGGACAGAAATCTTTAGGTAGCGTAATTCGGGAAGATCATCCAAAATAGATTCAAACTCGTCGGCATAAATGTTCTTCTCGTTGCCTCTATCGTTGAATGTAACAACAGCTCGCTTCTGCGAGAAATCTTTCACGAGTTGAGCGATGAGGCTCCGCACATCATCTGCATAAAGGCGGATTGCTCCCATTGACCGGGTAGATGTGTTCATTTGCTCGGGAATGGCGCCGGGGTTTGTCGGGCGAATTTCATATGCATGAGGCCAAAGCTGGTAGGTGCCACCCGTGCCGATCGTGGTTGACCATTCGCCATCGATCCTGCCCTCTGGGGTGAGCGCTCCGGTAACCGTCAACTCCCCAACGACGACTCCTTCGGGAACTTCCCCTTGCGGCTTACCGGTTAGGTTCAGGCTTCCCGCTTCAAAGCTGCCAAAGACTTCATAGACGATGACGCCATGCTGCGTGTCGCTTAGTCGGACCAGCCCGGAAAGGGCTGAGTCCTCTCCTTCAAGCGAGACAGCGACGTTACCCGTGTTTGTCCCGAAAATGTGACCGTTCCAATTTTTGCCTATGTTAGCCATGCAATCCCCCAAACCCGAATGCTACTTGGACAGGGTTCCTTCGCCAAGAAAAACAGTGCTAGCGGACGGCAACTATTCCCTTTTACCCGCCGGTAAGCAGACAGACTGAAATCGGCCAATCCCTTTGTGATCGCCCAAGCGCTCTGTGCGAGCTCGCAGCTTGAGGTCGTCCATCGCGAGAGCGGTGACTCAATAAAAGACCAAATATTCAATTTGTCTGCAATCAATAGCATGCCTGCGACGTCGATCTGCTTTTGCCGATCGACAATAAGGTGTGTACTATTTACCCTTGATGGCGATTTCAATCGCGAGGGACTTGTCGTGCCGAATGGAAGCCTCATGAGTCCGCCATGGATGACTTTGGTTGCCGGGATCGGCATCGGCACGGTTATCGCTGCGGTCGTGAGCGCCCGAATGAATAAGGCTGTTGCGATCGCCGGGCATCGGCAAGCGTGGATCAACGCGCTCCGCGATCACCTTTCTGACTATTTCTACTTGATCGACCGCCTCGCGGCGGCGCGGTCTCGGAAGGACACCAATGGCCCGTCGGCCCTGAAGGAGGCGCAGCAAATCGCGGAGAAAGAGTATCGCCAGATTCTCTTGCGGTTGAATGCCGGCGAGCCCCAGCACACGGATCTTGCGAACATCCTCCATTCTCTTCTCGATGACGCAGAGCAGGAGAATTTGGCGATCGCCATGAGGTTGTCCCGTGCCGTCCTCAAACGGGAATGGGAGGTGACGAAGGGGTGGACGATCAAACGCATCTGGCGGATAGGACCAGGTCGCATCATCAATAGGTTGTCTCGGAATCCTGTAGAATGATCGCGCTGAGCGTGAGCGGGTTGGTGCTCGATTTCGTCGGCGTGATGATGCTTGGCGCCGATCTCGTCCGGGTCCAGCGAAAATTACGAAGCGATGCGTCGGACCGTCTATCAGCGCTGACCGAGGTGGTAGCGGGCGCAGGCGGAATGGAGCGCTTTCTGAAGTCGATCTCAGGTGACTTCCGGGAATATTACCGCGACGACGGTCAATTCCTCCCCAGCGCAGGCACCTTCGACCATGACGCTGCGGAGCGCAGTCTAGAAGAGGTCAAAGACGGGATCAACGGTCTCGCGGACCATGTGGGCACCGTCGCCCGGATGATGGCGGCTACGGTTGAGAGCGACGAGCAGACGGCTCGTATGTCGCTGCGTGTTACCTATGGCGGTTTGGTCCTCATCCTACTTGGCTTTACATTGCAAGCCGCCGGGTATGTCTGGTGATGAACTGGGCCGGGATTGCCGCGACGGTGAAAGATGCGGGCGGCTGGGTCGGTTTGATCGGGGGGCTGACGGGATTCTATACGTTCCTGACCGCGCAGTGGCGACGACGGCTGCGCATCTCCATCGATTATGGCGAAGGCAACAACGCCCAAGAATCCTGGCATCGCTTCACCATTACCAACCGCTCTGATCTGGCGCTCACATTCCGATACATCGGTCCGGCTTGGTTCATCGCGACGCCTGCTCTGCCGCTGTTGCTCAATTATGCGACCGACATGGAAGACCATGACCCGCCCCTGACCGTGCTTGCTGCACGCGCCACGGTCTCATGGGACATCGACAGTGAGCATTGGTGCGTCGCCACTCCGCGTCGCCATCGTGCCGCCGCTTATCTTAAGGTCGGTCTCGAGGTGCCGTTTCGCGGCGGCGTGGTTTGGATCCGGCCACGGCGCGCGCGCCATTGGAATATGTCATTGCGTGAGCATTGGCTTCATCGTCTTTATGGGCTCTATGCGCCGCCATTTGGTATAACGCCTCCCGATGCATGATCATGCGATATGTTTTTCAGGTGCCCATATTCGCCGGAGTGGTTGACTCATTGACGTTTGAAAGGTCCGCTTTCACGGGCGAAGCGTTTGAAACCTGTCAGGCACCTAATGGCCAAAGCCAGACCGACGCCACCGGCGGGGCGCCGACAACGGCCTCTACCACCTCGATCGATGTGTCGAGGCCATTAAGAATGCACTTGTGCACACCATTGGCGAAATCATAGGGACTATGACGTCATGGGCATCTCATCAGCCAAATAGCGTCGATTTATGCGAGAAGTGGTGTGCCCCGATCAACCGCAGGCGGGCCGCGAAGATCGCTCCGATCAGCCAGGACACCGAGCACTATTACGATCGCGATTTGAACTTTTCAAACCGCAGCTTGTACCCCAGCCAATTTCAAAATCCTTTACTATTAGTAATGCATTTGCAAATTCTGCGGCTGGGCAAACTATGGACGCAATTTGGGGGGAACGATGAACGTCACCGTTGACAAGGATTTCGCACGGTTCGGATCGAAGAGCTACGCGATCAATAAAATTAACACTGTAGAGGTCCGGGAGCGGAAGCCGCATGGACAAGCCGGTATGTTCATGTTTGGGGTTCTGGCATTCATTTTCGGGATGTCTGGGCTGGGGACGCTTTTAGGCTCTGGAGAAAGTTCGGGCGGCTTCACCTCACTGATCGTCGCCGCCATTTTTGGCTTCGTCGCCTACAGGT